TCATCACCATCTGCACGAGGTAGGAATCGAATAGTTGCTGTTCCGTTACCAGCCTTATCACCTTCTAGACGCCAGAAGCGATCATCTACATAAGACTTTGATTCGGATTGGGGATTTGCGATTTTGTCGAATTCTCCAGCGATTTTGCCGAAGTCTTGATTACGCATTTTGCGGAGTGTTTGAATGTCCATCGTATTTTCCTTTGTATAAATGTATTACGGTTTATTTTTGATATATTGAATATAGATCTCATCATCAATTTCAATCTCTTCATCGAACGAGTTATCGTTCAAATCAAAGTCATCATTATCTTCTTCAACATAACTATTTAGCGTTTTCATACCTCCAGTTTTTTTACCATTGGTATGTTTTGCATGCTTTCCAGAACGCCCACTGGAAACTCTGTCGTCATACTCATCAAAACTGCGAGTAGACTTATTATATGTACGACCCATTTTAATCTAATTCTTCAACGAAATGTTTGAATATCTTACCTAGTTTTTCTTTATCATATTTGACAAAACCAGAAAGTTTCTTGATTCTTAAAAGTTCATCATTCCATATATACTGAACAGTAGGATTATCCAACCAATGTTCAACAATATGGTCAAGTTCATTAATAATTACAAGTGTTTCAATCGATAATTTATTTCCTAGAAAAAGAGTTAATGCAACTGGGTATTCATTGAATTTAAAATCAAAGATACTAGAAGTGGGTTGTTTATTTATCTCAACGTATGTCAAAAGCGAAGCCAAATCATCGATAAAGATTTTTGTAATACTTTGCTTTCTTCGATACCATTCCATTAAATTTTCGTCAGCTTCTTGACCTGCGTAAATTGCAGTCTCGTGTCCATATGCAAAATTAGCAACAAAGAACTGAATAATATCACGGTCATTGTTAAACTTTCTTGCTAACTTTTCAAATATGAATCTGTCATTACGAGCATTAAATGCTTCACGTGATCCTTTAACATTACCTCTATTTTCAAAGACGTTAAATTTTTCAGTGGTAAAGTGTAATTTTAATGCAAGATAGTAACGATATGCTTTAAAGCCGTCCACGTTTTGCTCTCAATTCCCTACATTGTTCTCTGACTTGTGGTGGAAAGTCTGGAGAGATCTCAGCAATACTACAGTCATATTTAATTGTTCTTCCTTTTAATGACTCAGCAGAATATACAAAAAATATTACCTGAGCGCAAATAAATGCCAAAATAACAATTAATGCAAGGATATTTTCCTTTGTAGCATCAGACATCTAATTTCGCCTGTTTCGGTAAATAGTTTTCTTCTCTAAAATTTACTTCTAGTTTATCTTTAAGAGATTTATTAACAAGTTTTGCAATATCTTCAGGTTCAATAAAGTTCTCTCTACAATATTGAAGAATCGCTTCCATGTGCGTCATCTTTTTATCACGCACAAGTTGTTCAATATGTAATGAAAAGTCGTTTGAGTTTTTAAACATTCTTTTTGATCCAATATTCGGTATTACGAATTTCTTGGCAAAGTTTATTGTATTCTTCAGATTTAGTTCTGAAGAGTTTCCAGATTGGAGTGTTTGGTTTATTAGGATCCATCTGTTTATCAAATTTGTCTAGATACATTGTAAAGAATTTATCTAGTTTCATTCTTTCAATAGAAAGATCTCGGTATTTAGCTACGTAGTCCATTTTATAATTATACCTGTTTTATTTTTGCAAAGCAAATTTCTTCAAATAATCTTTTGCGTCTTGATATTCAGAATACTCTAACAGTTTCTCAATAACATCAACTCCAGGCTCATATAACCCTGCAAGTTGGTTTGGTGATAATTCTACGAATCCACCATCACCTCTAACAGTATATGTAATACTACCATATCCCTGATTCATAAATCTACTATTACTTAATGCACGTTTCTTATTCATTAACCTCTCCTCATAGTTGCAATTTCGACAGCTTGTTCGTCGGTAAAAATTGGAACAGCATTAGACTTATGCATGGTACCGATACCTTTGATATTAGTACCTGTATAAACTGGATTGGCTTTCAAAGTAGCAGAACCACGATCAACACCATTATTAAGACTCAGAATCTTAGGGGTCTCCCGACCAGCAGGTATTCTAAGTGAGTACACATCACTGAGTTGTTGTTTTGGTTTCGCAACAGTCTTTGTGGCATACTTCTTGAGCAACGCTGCCCAACTTGCATCTAACTCACGTTGTTTTGCGTTGGGCTTACGTTTTTTAGACTTCGGTGTTCCAGTATAAATCATTTGCATAATATAGCTCCAAATCAATCGTCACAGTATATATTATACTACGATTCGGAATCAAAGTAAAGCGATATTTTGTAATCCCCTATAAACTAAAGGGTTACTTTTTAGGGGTGTCGGAAGAGGGTTTTGCGTGGGTTTGAGCGTATTGCATGCAAACCCAACTATCACCACCATATGCACATTTTACTGCAATAGGATCAATTCCCTTTACGATCGCAGATTCGATATTTCTCTCTAGAGATTTCATTTCAGTATATTTGTTATAGCCAATTGCGCCGATTAATCCTAAAATTGCAAATAAAACAGAGAGGATAAAAACTACTAATTCTACGGTATCTTTTTTACCATTTTCCATCATCAATTACTCCTTTAATTGTTAGTGGTCCAACTGTAAGTGAATGAACGACTATACCAAATCCATCATCTTCGCTCTTACATGCTACTCTCCAATGATATGGATTTACTGCAAATGTAATCCATATACCAGAGTATTTCAAATAATCAAGAAAGTTCTTTAACTGCATCACATAATCCTAATTTCTTGGCTTCTGCTGCGCTCAACCAAATATCCTGCGGTGGAAGTAATACATCTCGGATTTGATCTTCTTTCAAACCAGTACATTTCTTATAATGTGTGATCATCTTCTTTGTAGTAAGATCAAATTCTTTAACAGTGGCAAATAGTTCATGTTCTTTACCAAAAGCACCCCATGAGTACTGGTGTGAGAGAATAGAAGTATTTGGTGTCAATAATCTATGTCCTGGACTTCCAGCAATAAAAATCATAAGACCAGCAGAAGCAACTTGGCCAAGTCCAATTGTTCTAATTGGAATTGCTGACCCACGCATTGTATCAATCAACGAGAACGCAGCATTTAAATCGCCACCTGGACTAGTAATAATCAAATTTAAAAGTTCAGGTTGTTCTTCGCTGAAGTTTGCTTCGAAAATCCATTCAACTGCAGGTTTAATACTTGCCAGTGTAATCTCTTCCATCAGAAGATAGAAAGAATGTCGTGATTGTTCTTCCTTCAGTTGGATATTCATTTTTGACATCATCATTTTTGGCACTTTCTTTATAAAAAATATGTCTACCAATTACGGTAGTCTTTTCAAGTTTCCACTTGGGGTTTACATAATCAGCGTGATAGTATAATGCACCTTTGGTTATGTCTCGTAGATTTTCATAATTTGCGTAAACGTATACTGCTACTTCTTTGGCTTGTTCGTATACAGCAGAATTTGATGGTTTGCCGACATTCTGACAGAACCAACTGAATTGACATGTGGTATTAGTTTTCTGTTTAACTACGCCACAAATATCTTTTGGGAATCGTGGATCTTGTAAACGATTGAGTGTAACAAGAGCAACTGCTTCTTTTCCTTCTCTTGGCTCATAACCAGCTTCATGATAAATGTTCTCAGCCAAACAGTCTACTTGTTTTTGAGTTTCTTTTGTTAGTTGATTATACGATACATCAAGTATCAAGTTATCTTTAAATGTATTAGTCGCCAATAATATTAAACATGTTGCAAATAGTATAATCGGTATATAAAATCTTTTCTGCATATTTCTCCTTAATGAATCAGAAGGGTGCATGAAGCACCCCCATCCCTATCAGGTGGACTTTTTGCTAGTCTTTTCTTGTGTATTTGGGATTTGTGAAACGAAACCATTTAATGTAGTCGCTTTTGCGATAATCTCAGTTTCGTTCGGATAAGCAGAGAATCCTGGATGGGCTGGAATTTCAGTACCATGGATTTTAGCAATATCGCATTTACTTGCGTACTCATTGCTAACTTGTTCACGTTTAGCATAATAATCTTGCTCAAGCATATCCTTCGCCATTTTTAGTAATTCGAGGCGAATTTCGAATGGTGTCATATTTGACATAATTAACTCCTTTGTGTTGTGTTATGTGTATGATGGTTTTATTGGGATCCATCAACCCACAATAATATTTAGGAAAGATTATTTCTTTTCTTCAGCTTTTTTCTTTGGAGTTGGCTTTGGTGACTTTGGAGGTGGTGGACAATTACCTTTTTTGTCCTTAGTCACACAATTTGTTTCTTGTTTAGTTTCTTCTTTCTTTGCTGGTTCTGCAGCAAATGTTGAAGCACCAAATGCCAACGCAATCAATACTAATAGATGTTTCATTTATTTCCCCTTATGAAATTGAAACTTACATTAGGAAAATCATTTTGAAGTTTATTCCAAATGAATCTCCAATTATTAATACGTTGTTTTTCAGAATCAGGATTATGATCATCTATCAACGTATTAGTAAAACTCTCAACAGTATCTTCAAACATTGAGTCAACCCCAAATATATCAAGATCTGTATAACCTTTATTACAAACAATTAACGCAGCTACATGACCAGCAGAATAAAATTCAGGATGATCAGGTATCAATTCAATAAACAACTTGTTGTCTAGTATATAGTTCCTAAATTTTACCTCATCAGCACTGCGCCATGCACGAGTTGTAAAAAACGCTGGACAAGAAATCAATTCAGGACTTCTCGACCAGCGTTCTATTACATTACTATCCAAAATAACTGTAGCATTTACATTAGTCCAAGGTATATTACAACCAATAGTATAATTATACTTTAGATTTTCTTGAAAAGCAAATCTACTTGGACCATTGCAAACTACTGCAGCTTTCATTACTCAACCACTGCGATAATATTATCTTCTTTAATCATGGCACGTTGTGCGCCATCAATTGTAACTACGGAAGACTTACCCCATTCTGGCAGAATAACATCACCAACTTTTACCTCACTAACTTCATCACCGATCGCTAGAACAGTTGCATAAGCAATATTACCTACTCCACGATCGCCTAAAATAATACCAGATTCAGTAGTGCGTTCTCTTGCTTTTTCAGCAATAAGAACCATATCTCTCAGTGGTGTAACTTGCATGATTAGAATGAATATTTAACAGAAGCAGTTAAACGATTACCATCAAACTGACTAACACGATCTTGACCATACTGACGAGCATAATCTAAACCAACGCTAACTTCTTTAGTAACAGGTACGCTTGCACCAACACCAACAGTTAGAGCATATCCGTCAGCAGTAATTTGGTTATTCAGGTAAGCAGCACCAACTTTAGGTGTCACAGTAACTGGACCAAATTTAGCAACATCATATCCAACTACTACGCTATAACGATCTTGATCGTTATTACCAGCAGTAAAACGCTCGAAACCACCAGTGATGCCAACAGCGCCAACTTTTTGTCCGATAGTGATACCAGCACCATTGCGATCTGTGCCAGAATAATCACGAGTACCAGTGATACCCACTTCAACTGCTTGCGCAGTACCAACTGCTAACAATGCAGCAGCTAAAGCCATTTTCAATTTCATATTATTTCCTTCTTAAGTTGAAAAAATGGTTGGTTATTCTGTTACGAGGAAACCAACCGAAACCCTAGTCAGCGTTTAGGCTGCCAATGCGTAGACAGAGTCATTTGCATTTACTTGATTTGCTTGATTTACGGTCATCGCCTACCGTGCTGCCGTCTCTACTATCTACCCCTGTCGAAACCTAGTCACCCCCATCAGAAATATACTATGGTGAAATAGACTTACATCGTAGAGGTCTCGGCTTACCAATCCTGATCCCAACCTTTCGGTTTTGTAGAGATTTAAGTATATTTCTGGTGGAGGTGGGGAGAATCGAACTCCCGTCCAGAAGTCCTTCGTTTTGAAGGGATTACAGCAATATTCTATATAGCATATTATATACCGTATTTGTTTTTATAGTCAAGTCTTAATTTTCTGAATCCTGCAATCCAATTATCACGTTTCTCAATAAACCATCTTGGGTCATCATTTTCAACAGCCATAATAATAACTAATCTGCCAATCGGAATACCGACTCGCTCTTCAAATGCTACTGCGTAGGCTGCAGTTTGCATAAAATAATTATGAATATCATCTCTATCTTTTGGTCGTGTAGAAGTTTTAAAATCTATGACACTAAGTTTACCTTGGAACTCTGCGATGCAGTCGACTGTTCCAGCGACTTGTAGATGGTCAGACCATAATGGTGTTTCCAAACAGTGGATGTAGTCGATCTGGTCGAGCAATGGTTGTATCGAGCCAAATAACTCTTGATGGAAGATATCTGGTTCAATACGTCCATTGCGGAGATAGTCTTCGCACATTCCATGGACCTTTGTTCCTCTCTTCGCTGCTCGAGTAGAGATTCTTGTTGCTTCCTCTTCACCAACTCGTTTTCTCCACTCAGCAATTCCTTTTGCTGAGTGTAGTGACGTAATCGTTGTGACTGAAGGGTAGCGTTGACCCGTTGGAGTCTCATATAATCTTGATCCATCGGTATTTGTTATCCTTTTGATCTCACTTATATCATGATGTATAAAAGTTTTCATTATGTCAGTAAATTAATACACTCATTGTAATGTTTAATACGATCTTCTAGACCAATATAGCCACCATTGATTTTCTTGGTCATCAACTTAATATCACCAGCATCTGCTTGGACATTAAGTTTGTTTTTATTCCAGAACCAGATAGCAGACATAAGAGCAAAGTCACGATCAGCTGTAACCCAGTCTGGATTTTCAAATAGATTTTCCCAATCATCAAACATTTCTTTGGCAAATGCTCGATAGTTATCCTTTCCAGTTAACTGAATCGGTCCACGACCACGATACTTAAAGCCATCGCCAGATTCTTCTGGACCATTACCCATACGATTACCATAAATGCGGTTAGCAATCTTTTGTGGTTGTTTTGCGTATGCGTTTGCTAGATCTTGAGTTGGAAAATATTTCGGGAATACCTTCATCAACCCCTGAGCAGAATAATTTAAGTTTTCTTCAAATACTGTCCAACCACCAGACTCATGACCACACTGTGCCAAAAATGCAGCTACACGTTGTGGTGTATTAATTTCATATGTTGGGAATACATTATTCATCGCCTCAGCCCAAGTATCTGGGTCTTGAGCACGTGGGAATAAATGTCTAAATTGATCGCCTGTTATCATTTAAGATCCTTTTTATATAATAGAATTACTACTGCTTTATGATCATTATATATCTTCTCTTTCATATTCTCAGCAGAAGCAAATGTTAATGTTTGAATATCACAAATATCAGATTTAATATTTACTATTTTACAAATGTCATCAGGGGAATAATAAGATTTCATATCATCAAAAAACACATTCAATGTATGTATATTATTATACTCATACCATTTCTGTAAACAGAGAAATATATTTATCTTTGTAGTATCAGGTATAAATTTTATCCCATCTTTTATACAAAATTTTACATAATCCGTTTCTACCCATTCAGTAGTCAAATTGGTTGCAGAATAAGCAACTTCAATGCAGGATGGTGTATCAACTATCATCATTTCTGGTCTGAGTTTTAACATATACTCAGTAATAGAATCACCACAAAGTGGACTACCACCAGCTAGGATGTATACTTTCTTAAAATTTATTTTTCCATGAGCGTCATCCAAAATAGATAGCAATTTTTTTACCATGGTTGGTAAATCTCGAACACCACCCCATATACTTCCCATCGTATTAATACAATTTTTGTATATTGTATCAGTATATGGTTTAAATTCTACATTTTCCAAAAGAACATAATTGCCACCTGGAGCGTAATCAATTTCACCCTGCCAGTAATCTACTGTGGTTAATGCAATACAGTCATCACTATCTTGTATTTCCTTTATAATATTAAGAAACTGCTGTGTTATATCTTTATCTTGTAAAGGAATACCAACTTTAATTATATCATACATTATTTTGGTTTATCTTCAAAATCTTCATATTTTAATTTTGCTAAGATGTAATCTTTAACTAATGAAGAACGAACAATATCATCTACAGTAAATTCAATTCGAGTAAATGCTTTCATGTGATGGGCAACATCAAAAAATTTAAGAATACCAGTAACATCATTCTTTTTCTTATTTAAATCTGTTTGGCGATAATCTCCGCACCAGATAATTTTGGAACGATATCCAACACGAGTCATCACAGTATCAATCTCTTCAAATGTCATATTCTGCATCTCATCAACAATAATGATTGCATCATCAAAAGACATACCACGAAT